CCGACCCAAGACGACGTTGCTGCGGTCTGCGGCAAGAAGGGCGCCAAGGTCGACGAGGGTGCCGGCGAGGTTGCCGACGATGCCGCTGCCGGTGCCGCCTATGCCGCCGCCGGTGCCGCCTATGCCGCCGATGCTGTAAAAAAAACAACACTCAAACAATGTGCCGACATTGTAAGAGAGCATTATACGGTTGACGATTTCTTAACTTTAATACTTTAATCTGGAGAAAAATAATGTTAGCAACTATTTTCGAGAAAAACGTATCGTGCTATGAGAGGGCTGAGCAGTGGCATCGATTAGCGAGATGTCATCAAGGTGCTGACCGGCGCCGCCGGCTTCGCTGTGAAGCGTTCCGGGATCGCTGGATTGCAAGGATGGTCCGAGGCGAAGGGTGCGGCGTAGCCATGATTAACTTCCCCCAGACAGTCAAAGCTCGCATGGCCGCTTTGAGTCTCAGCCAGCGTCGCCTCTCGATGCTGACCGGCCACGCTGTGAGCCAGCAGCATCTTAGCGATTGGTTGTCTGGAAAGCATCGTCTCTCGGATGATAAGCTTTCGGCGGTGCTTGAGGTGCTGGGATGCGTGGAGATTGAGTTCAAAAACCAATAATTGCGTTTTTGGTTCAAAAAAAAGGCGTGCCGGCTTCTTGACATTGAAACTGGCCGCCCAGATTATCCGTGGTGCTATTATCTCCAGCGATAGGGTATCGCGGCAGGGTAGTAAATTTTAACGGCTTAAATCGAATCCTGCGCTGTTGTAGGGGAAACCAATTTTTTTTGGAGATGAAAATGAGTATTTGCGAACATGGCATTGACAAACAGGAAGGTCAATGTACGGAATGTTATATTGCGGGTCTTTTAAGCGACTTGGAAACCCTAAAGGCAGAAGCCATCCCCTACATTGAAATGCTTATTGCTGATTGGAGTTTCAGACGCGAGCAATCTGGAATTGAGCAACCGGAAAGCCCGGAGCTTGTTGGGGCGAGGGAGTTTTTGAAAAAACCGAAAGGTGAATAATAATTTTTTTAATCCCAGATTTCCCAATCCTTCGATTGGGAGAGAAAGAGAGATGGCACAATGAGTAAGTTTTTGCTTTTGACACTCTGTTGTTTTTTGTTGGCCGGTTGCAACCAAAAGATTCTCGACAAGAAGGTGTACGCGCTTGTCGAAAATCCTTCAACACAGCAAGTCGAGCCGGTGCTGAAAGAACACATCCACTTTGGCCAGACCTCAGTTGCTTACTGGTCCAGCTTCAACAATGCCAGTTTGCAGGATGATAGTTTCAAGGTGGCGGTTGGCAGCGGAGAGCAGCGATCTGATCCGAACACCGTAAAAGCGATTGGTGAGGCTGTTGGCGCCGGTCTCAAAACTATGTTAGAGCAACCCTGAATCCGATACGAGGAGTATTTCAGCGGGTTCGTCTGAGTTCGCGGCACACAGTCATAGCCAATTAGCTTCCCGCCGGCTCGTTGCCGGCGGGGTTTTTGGAAAAGGGAAAGGGAAACAAAATGGGGAAAATAGGTGTTAGTTTTGAGATGGAAATATACGACTCAACAGATGAGGAAATTCGAGAGTGGTTACGATATAAACTCGGCAACAGTCCATCAATTAGCTTAGATAATCCGCTATGTGAAAAAGAAATCCAAGCCATGCCGGTTGCATGGCGAAGACTTTAAAACCAAAAAGCACGGAGGCACAGAAAAATGATTAAAATAACAAATGATGAGTGAAGTATATCAATGCTAAAGGAATGATGTATGAAAAAGCTTAAAGAAATCTTGATAACGGTGGCTGTTATTGCAGCCGTAGTAGTTTGTGTGGCCATATTGGTCGCTGATGTGGTAGCGGACATCAAAGAATGGTTTCATTGGTTATTTTTATAAATCACCAGCACGGAGGCACAGAAAAATGATTGAACAAAGGTATTACTTTTATCGACCGGCGATTGACGGGCATTTCACGGATAACGGAATCTCAGTAATTGAGCTGCTTCGCACCTATCCTGCTTTTGTGTGGCGAAGAGATTGGACGACGATGCGTTTATTGTGGGCGTTGCGAGCTTCGCACGCAGAGTTTGAGGATCATACAAATGGGATTATGGTTACTTCCACCATGCGGTATGGCGGCGATGGCGAGGAGAAGGTCAACGGCCTTGTACTTCGGGCATCGGATACCGTGCTCACCCACCCAGAACGATGGTACTATTATAAGCTTAACGTCCATGATGATTCGCATAAGTCGGCAGTGGATGTGTTAGTTGACCTGGTTGACCATAACCAAGGTTATGACAAGTGGTATATAGCCAAATTCCTTACGGGACCGCGTGGACGCAAGCTGATTGAGTGGCTGACAAAGCGGAATCTCAATGACCCGGAGAAGTTTATTTGTTCTGGGATTACCTGCCTTGCGGCTAATACAACGATTGGCGAGGAGTTTGAGAATTACGGAGTTTATCGAACATTGTTAGTTGAACTCGAAAAACTGATGAAACAATTCAACAACGATGAGCCGGACCCGCTTTCTTCATCGCTGGCGTTTTATCGGTCTGGCCTTACTCCATATTCGCAGGTGGATGATAAGCCGCTTCTCAGGAGGAATGGATGAAACGACGTACTCACGATTTGCCGAAATTTGTGCAACCGTATCTGAATGGGAAATACAGGGTTTATATTGCACGTAAGCATCTGAAATACGCAAAGGCGGGGTTTGATACGCCTCAATCGGCTCACGAACACGCCTTAGAGATTCTCGAACAGGCGGCGGAGACTGTGATGGCGTCATGTACTCATCAAAAGTCTTCAGATAGAGTCCTTGAATCTGTGCAAAAGGCTGCTATTGGCTACGAATGTGAGGGCTGTGGATATTCCCAACCAGAACAATTTTCGAAGTGTTTGAAATGCGGCGGGTATCAAGTCCGCAAAGAAACGGGCAAGGTTGATACCGAGCAGGTATTAGCAGAACATTTCCCAGAATCGAAGCAGTTTCGTCTCGCAGAATCCGCACCGAGTTGTGAGAATTGCATACACATCGCTGTCTGCCGGATGAAATACGACCACGAGTGTAAGGTTTTGGAATCTTTGCAACAGTTTTACTCCAAGATGGATGCAGGGATGGTACAGCAGATTATTGGGTTTTATTGTGAGCATTATCGGAGGAAGGGATGAAACGCGCCAAAATAATCCTTGATTCTATGCAGCTAAAATCTTTGCGATCTGCACGGAAACTGGCAAAGGCATTGACGATTATCGAGGAGGAATGCGGTATTAAACAGGTCCGGCTTATACTGAAAGATTGTTTTTTGTGTGGATGGACGGATTTTGAGAAGCTTGACCGAACTCCAATGGAACGGTTAATTCGTGATATTATCAGGAAATTTTAGCCGCCCCGCGGCAGAGAGGCGAAGGGTAAAGACGTGCACACATCCGGCCGCGTGGTCGGCTGACATATAAGTAAACTTTTAGTGAAAGGAAGTAAGATGACACAGATGTACATTGGCGTAAAGATGGTGCGGGCGTATCCGCAGGAAAAAGACGGTCAACCCGGTTATGGCGTTCAGTATGAAGACGGCTACACGTCGTGGAGTCCGAAGGATATATTCGAGAAGGCATACTTCTCGATGGGACAGTTACCCGATGGCAGCGAAAATGACAACAAAATAACGCCAGAAATGGTTGACGAGTTTTTGTCGAAGGTGCCAACCAAGAATGTTAAGGTGGGCGAAAAAACTTGTGTTGTACAGGCCGAAACTATTACCGGCATGGAATTAACAAACCATGCGGCTTGTGTTGATCCGGCCAATTACGATCCAGCAGTCGGCGAGAAGATTGCAAAAAAGAAAATACTCGACGAAGTATGGTTTGGGCTTGGCTTCGTCCTTCAATGGGCAAAGTATGGTCTGAAACGGTAAATCGGAACGGATAAGCGGAGTGGCCACCAAGGCCACGTCGCTTATCCCAAAAGAATCTTTAAGAAACCTTGACACAGAATAACTACAACCCGACCTGTCCAAAAAACCCTAACTATTTACATCTTCGATACTTAGCTACTGGAGTTGTCGGGAATCGAACCAGACGTTTTTGTTTTATAAGCACTTATGGATAGTTTGCACCACTTCATAATATATCATTTTTTTTATTTTTGTGTAGATTTTATATATTTAATCCATTAAATTACCGAAAGTAGGTATAGAGAGACTTTGATGAATGGACTTCAGTATCGGACAGGGAGGTCCTCTTTTTGGCAGAGAAAAGCGAGATATTTGATTATGACCAAGCCCGCATACTGGCATTATATGCGGATGGTTATTCTATCGCTGAAATTGGAGCCGAGTATCATCGCGCTGCCTCTTGGGTCTATGCACAGATGGCCCAATTCCCAGACCGCAAGGACGAGGCAAAGGCACGCAGGCAGGAGATACGGACGGGGAAGTATCGCCGCATTGCGGCTTTATCGCAACACGTCCAGATAAAGACGCTGGACAAATACATCGAGTTACTTCACCAGGAAGATGCGTTGTGTGAGGAGTTTACCGGGCTGATTGAGTTATCGATGGTTCAGGACTGGGAAGCCATCCTGCAGTCATACAGAGAGTCATGTTTCGAGGCGGCCAAAGAGAAACAACCCAAGCCATCCCCGCCCCCGGAACTCTTAGAAATCTGGCGTAAAAAGTATCGCCAGCGAGAGATTGAGGCCAAGTTGGATGAGATTACTCACATCCGAAGCAAACTCAAAGACATTTCGATTGTCGGCGCCGCTGCTGAGAAGCAGGCCGACCTTGACGATGGGAAGCCGACTGAACGAGTTGATAATCAGGGCGTGCAGATAGTAACGTTTGGGAAATTACCAATCACAGATGGAGCTAAAAAAGATGGATGAAAACGAAAGATTCGAGCAGGTTTGCAAGCCAAACTTCGAAAGGTCTGATCGGAAACTGGATAAAGTTCTTTACCTTCTCGAAGGAAATGGAAAACCGGGATTGATTTCACGGATTGAACGGATCGAGATGAAGTGTCAGACGGCCAGCGGAGTTTTTGGTTTCCTTGCGAAGAACTGGCAGATCGGGATTGTGATTATGATTTTGCTGTTCAATACGTTTTCCGGGGAAAAGCAGATTGATGCAAAACAGATTGCTGAGCTTTCGAAGGAAGTGAATACCTTAAAAGTATTGATTCCAGACAACTTACAGCCAAGAATGGACCCGTAATTTATGGATTCAACACAAGACAGTGTGTTGAATAGTTTGATTTTTGAGCGTGACGAACTCCAAGAGATGTTGGAACAATGGGATGATCATAAGCCGCCGGGGATGATAGAACGGCTGGCTGAATTGAACGAAAAGATCGAGAAGTATGGTAAACATTAAAGATTTTTTATCAAAGAAAAACGCCACGGCTATCGCCGCAATGGGAGTAATTTCCTATACGGCAGATTTGACTTCGGGAAAATGTATATGTGTAACGATTCTTGGCATTATAGCAATTTTGGTGCAAGGAATTATTGATTGGAAATATAAGGCGACAGGAGAATTGGAATGCGACAAATAATCTGTATGATAATGGTGCTGACGCTGATAAGTTTTGTTTTTGGAACTACATACTATGTTGATTCATCTAAAGCGGACGATTCGGGGGATGGAACGACTGCTGAAACAGCAGAAAAGACAATTACGGCGGCTTTGGCTGATTGCTCTGACGGAGATACTATTCAGTTTGCATCGGGAACTTACGATTTAACAGATGAGGCAAATAACTATATACTTTTAAATGCTTCAAAGTCAATCACATTTTCTGGGGCGACCTCCTCTTACTCTGATACGGTCTTGACAAACGATACTGATGCTTTGGCGGGTGCTGGGTGTGTGCGGCTTTATCAAGTGGGCAATAAAACTATCACTTTACAAAATATTACTGTACAGACAACAACAGCGGCAACAACAATCCTTTGGAATTGTGGAGCTGCGAATGCGGGTACGTTGATATTGGATAATTGTTATATAACAAACGCATTTACTACAAATAGTAATGGTTCATGTATTTTGATTGCTGATACGGATGCTAATGGTGCAGCTCGAAAATTTATCTGCAAGAACGGAACAGTTATTAAAAACCTGACGACTGGATATGCTTGGTTGAAAGCAACAGGAGCGTTGCTTGGTAATATTCAGTTGGATGATATTGATTTTTATTCATCCAGAACCTATGCGTTTTCATGTCCTGAATTAGCCACTATAAGGATGACGAATTCAGGATTTTACAATTCGGCGGGTGGTGCTGGAGCATATTGTGTACTTTTGGGCAATGATGGAGCAACAAATGCGAACCCATTAAAAGATGTATTTATTGAAAACTGCACATTTCGATTCACAGGGGCTTCTGGGGGGCATGGTCTGTTATGTGGAGCAGGAGTTATACATCCACTTATTCGAGGGTGTACGGTATATTGTCCATCAGAGGATTCAAGCGTTAATATTGGTATTGTGGTTAAAGAAGCATCAACAATTATTGATAATTGTGTTCAAGCCGAGCGGTGTATTTATCTTAAAGGAGGAACTGGATTTTCAAAAATTTACAACAACTACTTAGAAGCACATGGTACATATAGTATATCCTGTGGCATTCAATGGTCAAATATTGAATCTGAAGGGACGACCTATATTCCAGACAATAACTGGATGAAATACAACAAAATCAATGCGTACAATGGAGCTTACTGTTTGTATTTGGTAAATTCCGGTGGAACACCGTCACCTAACACAAATGATAATGAGAATTACGCCGACTGGAATATTTATAATGGAACTACTCTTCTTTATGATGGGGTAAATTCAACCTCTTATAATACACTTACGGCACTAAAAGACTATTGGGTTGCAAATTCTACTGAATATTCTAATGGCGATAAAAACAGTCTCGTTGGTGATTATGGAACAGTTATTGGTAATTTTTTCGATGGTGTGTGGTACGGTGTTCCGATAAAGGACATAAATAGTAGTGGAAGTGGCGGTCCTTTAAGCAAATAATAAAATTCAAAATACAGGAGATAGTCAAAATGCAAACTCTCAAAAAACATTATGGTAAAATAACCGCGGCATTACTTATCTGCATTGTAATCGTCGCTCTGGCATTCCTTTCTTTCCCAGAACTGGCAAAAGCCGCGACTACTTGGCCTGCACGGTCAATGTGCCTTGAGAACTGGGTTAATCAAAGCCGGATTACAAACCCCTACCTTGTGATTCTCGTGGTTGAGGGTACGTATGCGGGTAAGGTTGTGAAGGCCGACGGTACAATTGCCGCCGATACGGCGTATGCGGATGCTGACCTGCCGGGAGTTGATGATGCGGTTTCTGATGAGCCGGTATATTCCATCCCAGCATTACCGAAAATATCAAGCGATGGGTCACTTTACCGGTATCGTTTCTTATTGCGTGGCCGCGCTGGTGCGACGGCGGCGAATACAGATACCTGCTATGATGCCGGCAATTATGACCCGGATGCAGGTCATTTTTACAGCAATACGGTTCCAATCGACGGGGATAGGGTAAAAATCAACTTCTAAGATGCGAATACCCAACGAAACATTTTTGAATGGTTTACATCAATACCAGGTCGAAGCACTGGAAGCTTTCGATGACGGACAGCCTGGCAACTGGATGTATGACCGCTTCTTTACGGAGTGGGCACGTCGGCATCGCAAGACGACGCTGTGGCTGAACATCCTTATCCGCGAGGCGTGTCGGTATCCGAACTGTGCATATGCTCAAATCTTCCCGCTCCAGACGGAGGCGAGGCAGGTCATTTGGGATAGTCCCGATATGATTAAGCGGTATCTGCCGGATAAAGATGCCTCTGCCGGTAAGCCGTGTGGGTGGAAGACGAATGAGCAGACCATGACGGTCTATTTCAATAACGGTTCATTGATTAAATTCGGCGGAGCAGATTCGCCAGATTCTTGGAGAGGACCGGATTATATTGGCGTTGTTTTCGACGAAGCAAAGCATATCAAAGAGGAGATGTGGACGGCGATTATTTTGCCTATAATGAAAGGTCCACTTCCTCCAGAAAAAGTAGAATTAGGGATGCGACGATGGGCTGCGTTTGATTATACACCAGAAGGTAATAATTGGGTGACAGATTTGATGGATGCGGCTTGTTGCTTGGGTGATGGTGGGATTTTGCCGGATTGTGGCGTTGCCGCCAAGCTGAAACCCCGCTGTTTTGCCAGCCGTTTGGATGCTGAAAAGGCGGGAATTTTAACGGATCAGGCGTTGGCTGAAGCCCGCGAAGAGATGCCAATTGCAATGTATGACCAGGAGTTTCGCTGCTCGCGGGTTACACAAGAGCAACGTACCCTCATTACGTCTGAGATGCTGAGCCAGCTAAAGGATGTTACTTCGATTACTTTATTGACGGATGAGGTTCGCAAAATCGTGTCGATTGACCCTGCGTTTGAGGGGGATGTATGCAAGATTGGCGGTTTCATCAATACTGAGGTTGTGATTGAGCGGTCGATTCATCCAACCAAAACTGAAGAGATTGTGATGGAAGGCAAGATGATTGCCAAGACGATTGGCACGAAGAATTTCATTATTGATGTTGGTTGGAATCCGGGTGTTGCAGATGCCATGGCTTCTGATGCGGCGGAATATAATGTTATCAAGTTTAACAGCGCCGCCAAACCAATGGACGACCGTTTTTATGCGAATATGCGGGCTGAGGCGTATGCTTTTGCTGCTCGGCAGATAAGCAAGCTAAGGTGTGCACGGCCAAAGAGTCAAGAACTTCTCCGTCAGCTTCCGGTTGCGGCTCGTTATAAGACTGCTGGCGGCGGTCGATTGATTATCATCCCTAAAAAGGAAATCCGTAAGGTGTTGGGTAGAAGCCCGGACGATGCGGATATGTGGATTATGGGTCAATATGGACTCCAAAAAGTTGAGCCGGAGTCAGCTAAGAAGCAACAACGGGAAAGTGTACCTAATTTCGTTACGTTGGGAGTTGGATAAAATGGTAGCTATACTTCAAGAAAATGAGATAGAATCAAAGGTGCTTGGCTTTATTAGTCATGCAGAGAACCATCCGAAGTACATGCACCAGCGGGAACGAGCACAGACCTGCGCTGATTTCGAGCGTGGCGGACAGTGGACACAAGAGGAGTATGACCGCTACAGATCGGTTGGCGTAACGCCGATAACGATTAACCGTTGTCTGGGTACCATCAAAGCGCTTGACGGCCTATTCGTTGAGAATCAACAGGATATATCTGCAATACCGCGTAAGGGCGGAAAAAAGACATCAGCCCGCGTTCTGACTGAGATTATCAAACATTCCCAGGATGTTGGCGGCTTTGATTCTGTGTCAGCTCATACGTTTAGAAAAGGGAATATCCAGACAGCAGGATATATCGGGCTGGATATCGAGAAACTCAAAAGTGCAAACGGACAGATTTGTTTTCAGTCGTATGGCTTCTTCGATGTTATGCCTGACCCGGACGGGCGGGACTACGACATGGATAAACCGGAGGTTGGATGCAAATATGTGATTGTCCGAAAGTGGATTGACAAAGACGCATTGACGGCAATTTATGATGAGATTGGCGAGGCACCGTCTGCCGGTACCGGCGGAATGGAATCGTATATCGCCGCTGTTGAGCAGCGAAGCCAGTTTTATACAGAGGAGGAGATGACGTATCGTTTCCCGGTTTATACGGTTTGGTGGAAGGAATACGTAGAGGGTCTTCTTGTCATTGACAAGCAGACGCAGCAAACCAAGGTTGTTACCGACAAAATCCAGAAGATTAGTCGGTTTGCTAAACAGTCAAAACGATTTGAAACCGAGAAGGTCGCCTCAGTCATTCTTCACAAAGCAACCGTCATTAACGGTAAGATGCTGGAAGATAAGCCAAGACCGCTGGGCGAGAAGATTGATTTCTTCCCAATCGTTCGCTACGTTCCCATTTTCCGAGAGGATTTTGAGCGGGGCATCCTTGATGACATCACCTCAATTAACTATGAGGAGAATCTGCGACGCACACAAGTCAATCGTCTCCTCATCCTGACGGCGAATGCTGGATGGATTGTTGCTGATGGAAGTGACAAAACGGAGATGTCAAAACTCCAGAACTATGGTTCGATTCCAGGATTCATTGCAGACAGAGGGAAATTTGGCGGGTCTATCGAGAAGATTAAACCAAACGACATTCCCGCCGACTTCATCCTTGCCAAGCAATCGGCGACCGACATCAAGGAAGTTACCGGCCTCAACTCTGCGATGCAGGGATACGACGAGGGAAACAAAGGCGAACCTGGCGTCGTACTTGAGCTTCGCCGCAAGCAGGGTGTTACGGCGAATAGTGGACTCTTTGATAATTTCAATACGACACTTGAGCTGCTGGGGAACAAGTTGCTGTCAATTCTGGACGCAATGGATATTTATACTGAGGATGAGATACGGGCTATCGTTGATGAGTCAGACCTGATTGATGAGGAGATGTTGGCGAAATCCGAACAGATTATCGAAAGCAAGGTTTCCGGCACTCGACTCAAACCACCTCAGATGCCTCAGCCCATACCCCAAGAGGTGATGATGGGGCTTCCGATGGATCAGATGGTGGATGCTTACCAGAAGATGGAGACGGGTATCAAGGGTGCTCAGATTTACGCTAAGCGGTTTCCGGCTATCAAAGAGAAGTATGAGGCGGTGAAACGGGAGATGGCGATTCGGATGCTTCTCAAAGACCTCTATTCCAGTGAGGTTACACAGTACGGCATCAAGATTATTCTGTCGCCGAACACACCGACGGCTCGGATGGCGATGAGTCAGCGGCTTATGGCGGTTCAAGACAAGTATGGGTTTGTCCCGTTCGATCTGATGGCCGACTATATGGATATTCCGCCTGATGTCAAGGCGAAGATTATTCAGAGCCAGCAACAACAGATGATGGCTATGATGCAGCAGGGTCAGCAGCGAAAGGTTCAGCAACCGAGAAACGCGGCGACGGCGGCGGCTTAAAAAGTTAAGACCTTAAAGAAAGGAAGTGACGTATGAACTGGTACACATGGAAACAAGGCAATCTCGCGTATGCTCCGAATTGCCTGGTTGATTCACAGGACGAGGGAACTATCCAAGCCGTGTCGATGGATGATGAGCATGGACACTGGGTTCACTTGGGTAACGGCCTGTACGCTCTTAGCAACCCAAAAAGTGAGGATTAAATCCTGCAAATTGCAATTCCAAAGAAATCTTAAAGAAAGGCGACAGACCCTCAATGAAGCTCTCCATCCTAATCTGCTCGCATATTACCCGCAAGCCGCTGATGGACCGTATGGTTCACCACTTAGACAGTCAATGGCGACCCGGCGTTGAGATATTGACCACTACCAACAAGGATTACACAAAGCGTGGAAAGACGCGCAACAAGTTGTTGGATGCCGCAGACGGACAGTATTGTTGCTTCGTTGATGATGACGATGTAGTGTCAGACGACTATGTGGCTAAGATTCTGGCCGCCATAGATAAAAAGCCGGACATCTGCGGAATCATGGGGCAGGTAATCCAGCTTCGATACCCTCCGGTAACACGAGACTTCCAGCTTTCCATCCAGTATCCCCAAATCTTTTCGTTACCCATCAAAGGAACGGAACGAGACTTGCCGGTAATCCGTCGGTTTGCTTCGCATCTTTGCCCTATCCGCACCAAGATTGCACAGTCCATTCGGTTCCCGGAAGATAATAAGCACGAGGACAATGGGTATTCGGATCGGTTGAAATTTTGCGGATCGCTAAACGAAACAATCATTGATGGCACTATCTATTACTATTTTTATCGGGCGAATTTGCTATGAGAGATAAAAGTTTACATTCAGGAGAGCGGCAGGTTGGTCGTTCTCTCGACGGCGTAGAGGCATGGCATAAGTGGAGGTATGAAGAAGCCGCACTATATCTCCATAACAAAACTGTTCTTGATGTTGGGTGCGGCACTGGATATGGTTCGTTTATTATGTCTGATATTGCCCAGTCAGTTATCGCTCTGGACGATTCCAAAGAGGCGATACAGGTCGGATTGAACCACTACGCTAAACAAAATATTTCGTTTGTGTGTGCCGATTTCCTTGAATATCCGATTCCGGTCGGCATCGAGGTTGTTGTGTCGTTTGAAAATATTGAACACATCGAGAATACGGATGCGTATTTTGCTAAACTCAAAGCCATCAATCCTCAAGCAATCATCTTGTCATGTCCGCATATTACGACTCCGATCGGCGGAAACAAGTTTCATTACCGCCATTATGGAATGGATGAATTGGTTAATCGGATGAATGAGATTGGATACAAGATTAAGCGTGCTGAATTGCGATGGTTCGGAAACGGATTGTGTAATTTCATTGTATCGGAGAAACGATGAATATCATTTTCGTAGGTGTATTTTATTATCAAGGACAAACACGGCATCTTTTCCATGTATTCGAGGTATTCGGGAAGCTGGCTCGTGTTTTTGAGGCAGCGGGTATTGATTGTCGCTATTTTGCGAAGCAAAGTGAACTCCTTCCTGACGAAAAGTTGTTGACCGAGGAACAATTCGAGGCGGTTTTGCCGGATGCAGACTGTGTGTTTATGTGGAATGGATCGCTCTCCAAAGAGAAGGAGATTGCTGAGAAATGCAAAGAGATCGGTATCCCGGTCTATTTCTGCGAACTGGGATGGTTGCCGCAAAGCGGCACGATTTATTTTGACCGCAAGGGGATCAATTATAACAGCAGTCTGACCTACTGGCAGTATTCTCCGCTCTCTGAGGATCAATGCTTTGATGTTCGTTCAAAGATAGCTTATTTCCACCAGTGTGTTGCTAAAACGACCGGTATCGATACAGGTAAAGATTATGTATTCGTTCCTCTCCAAGTTGAATCAGATTCACAGATTAAAGTCTTTTCACGCTTTGATGATATGCAACAGGTTATCGATTATGTTTGTGAACATGTACCCGATAGAATTATTTTTAAGAAGCATCCAAAGGGCATGTATGGCAAGTTAAAAGTTCCCGCTCGTTGTGAATTGGTAGATAGTGGAACGACGCATGATTATTTGCCAAGATGCAAATATGTCGTAACTGTCAATTCAACTGTTGGCCTTGAAGCATTGAGTTACAACAAACCAGTTATTTTATTGGGACGAGCATTTTATGGTGGCCGTGGAATTAGCCATGAAGCATTTACGGATGCAGATATGAAGGCGGCCGTTGAGTGGGCTAATACAGGAAAACCTGATGTTCTTATCATTGAAGCATTTCTACATCATCTCTTCCAGAGACAGTGGAACCGGACAGAATTGACGGACCCAAAGAAGGTAATGACGTTGATAAGTGGATTAGTAAAATGAAGATAATTATCGGCATACCATCAGGTCAGAGAACAAATCAGCTTATTGAAGTCTGTCGTTCGTGGAAGGCACGTGGATTTAATATTTGTGTTCTAACGTGGGACACAAATACTTCTATGAAAATGGATTTTCTTGATTTGTATGGTGATAACCCAAAAGACGTCCTCATTTATCGAGAGAAAAGAGAATCTTTCGCAATAAATCAAAATCTTATGATGAATGCACTTCATGGACTGGAAGATTATGATTGGGATGTCTGGATATGTGGTGCCGACGACCTTTTCCCAGGAATCCGGGCTGAGAAGCTAAAAGAGGTGGCTCCGAAATATGACGGTAAGCTGCTTTGGTGCTATGATGGTTTGAATCCACATTTGATGACACATCCAGTCGTGACGCGGGGATATTGGGAGAAGGTAGGCGGAAAGGTGTTTGATGAGCGATACACACATAATTTCTGTGATACTCACCTTATGATGACAGCCGCCGATGACATCGTTAAGCTGATTGGTATTCAGTTTGATCACCGATGGCGAGCTGGCGGAGAAGATGATATTTACCGGATCGGAAATGCCTCGTTTGCTGCCGATAAAGAGAAATTTATTCAACAGTTTGGTAACAATCCAAAACTACCAAAAATTCATCAGGAGATTTTATGTTAAGCAGGACGCTAAAGAAGCGAAAAGAGAAACGTAAAGAGATTGAGGCGAAGAATCGACCGTTCCGTGTGCTGATCGGTGTTCCGATCCCGAAGATCGACAAAAAGATTAACTCGAAACTTAGTATTTTTCTGAATGAGTGTTGTCTTCGGCGTATCGGATTACCGTATATGATGCCCAGCATGATTGCCGAGTATGCTCGGAATGGGATTATCCGTGACTTCTTGGAGAATGAGCAGTTTGCAAATATGACGCATTTACTGTTTATGGATGCTGATACGGCCCCCGTTGATCCAATGATGCTTGACAGGTTATTGGCTCACGATAAGGACGTGGTGGCTGGAATAACCCCGATCCTTTTAACAAACATGAATCCTCCCGTTCTTCAATGGAATGTGCAGGGGAAAGACCTAAAGAATATGGAAATCAATACGATCTCCGGCGACCTATTCAAAGCAGAGAAAGTCGGCGGCACAAGCATCCTCATCAAGCGGCATGTTTTAGAAAAGCTGTCGAAACCCTACCAGAAGTCTGTCATGGACGATAACCATGAGAATTTCATTACAGGTGAGGACTATTATTTCTGTAATCAGATTCGGTTTGCTGGCTTCGATATTTGGATTGACCCGACGCAGATGTGTCATCACTTCCACGTTGAGGATGTGTTAGGCCTGGTTGGGATGATGGCCGGCATTAAAGAAGAAAATGCGCCTATCAGCAAAGAGGCAATGTACTTACTGAAAGATGTATTCGTCCGATTTTCAAACGATTTGAAACCGGAGACAGAGATTGTACCCGGCGATTGGTCTGACACTTTATCCAGAATCAAGAAACTTCTCGGAGCAGCGTAGCATGGATACCCAAGAGCGAGACAACTTGATTCATAAAATCGGCCACGAACTGGCTAAGTCGCTGGGCGGGTTCTGGGGTTCGATAACTCTGAACTTCGGCGGTGACAGGTACAATAATGCGAATATCGTTGAATCGATAAAACCTGAAAAACAGGAAAAAAAACATGACTGACTTCCCAACCGAGCAGCTTAAAGACCTTTTGGCCGGGACGTATGAGCCGGAAACGCTTGAACTTGGTAAGACGATGGCAGAGACGCTTCTTTGCATCAATGAACGTCTGGAGGCCGTCGAGGCCGTTCGCAAGATGCAGGAAGAGCTTATCGCTGTTTCCCTAAAAAAGATTATACTGGCTGCCGGCGATATGCTTCACGTCAAGTCACCTCAGAAGTTGGGCAATGAGATTCTGGGCGACATATATAAGTTTATCAAGCTGTTCTTTCCAAATAACAGTGTCATCGTCTCGGATGCAAATGCTGAGATTGATATGAGTGTGATACAACAAGAACCAGAAACCACGGAGAAAGGTAAAAATGAAGAAATTCCAGAAAAGACCTGAAATTGTTGATGCTATCCAGTGGGATGGCACGAAGGAATGCGAGACAAAGATTCGGCAGATGACCGGACCAAGCGTCTTTGCGGATTGGCGTAAGATAAATCCGCCGATTACTGTCCCAACGCGAAGTGGGGAGGTAGTACGCGGTGTCGTTGGCGGCTGGGTAACGAAAGACCCACTCGGTTTCCTTGATTATCTGACAGATGAAGCGATGAAGTTGAGCTATATGCTGATTGACGACGAGATTGATGAGATTGTACGGTCTCCGAAGTCTATGGATGCAAAGATGACAGAACTTACGACACAGGTTGATCCTGTTATTGACCTTGATGCGAATACGCTTGACATCCCAGACGACTCCTTTTCCCAGAAAGAAGAGGTGGAAAGTGATTAAAAAACTCTTGAATAAATTGTTTTGTAAACGACCTATTCAGCAACCAGCTCTTCCGATTACCTATGGAATCCATGTATTTATGCGGGAAGCGGGCGAGCGGCTTCGCCACATGGAGGATAGAATACGCGACCTCGACCGTCGGATTACCGAGATGGACGATGGACAGGCACAAGCCGTTGTAACGGCCAAGATGGAGTTTGAGACGCTGACTGAGGCATGGAAGACCGGTCTTCAAACCCAGATTCACCGAAACGAGGAGATGATTGGAGAGGTTGTTGCGGCTTTGAATCAAATAGAAAATGAGTTAAAATCTCCCTAAAACATTTTTTAGTAATTTTCTTGCACATTAAGAGCCGAAAATATAGGATATATAGGTTGTTTAATATAGGAGAATAGCGAAATGGCAAGAGGAATCAGTAGTCAGCCGACACTTGAGCGAAAGTGGCAGATTGAGAACGACGCAGATACTTTGAAGCGTGCCGCTGAGATTGAGATGGATCAAAAGCGAGCTAAACCCGCCAAGGCGCATCTAAACAAGATGCAGAAGTACATCAATAAGGCGATTGGTAAGAAGTAAAACGCTCTTTTTTGACAATTGAAACCCGCCCCTTAGCTGGGGAAATAAGGAACAATCGAGAAAATCGACCCCTGCACATGGTAATTCATTTTTACCGGTGCAGGGGTTTTTTTATTGCCTCACCGTGAGGCCCCGAACAGCACGGGTTATATGCTGGTTTCCGAACAGCGGCGGTTTCCGCTGGTGTCAGTTACAGCCAACTGTTGATGGCTGGTGATGCGTGGATACGCAAAGAAAGGCAGGATTTCAAAATGGCAAGAACCCCGGACGAAATGGCAAACGAATTGGAAAACTCGGATGTGGAAGTTGCTGGCCAGATGGCCGAAGACCTCATGGCTGAGCAGGCCGACACGAAGCTTGTCGGCGGAGATGCCGAGGTCAAACCGGAAGCCAATGCGCCAGTGGTCGTTACAGAGACCCCTGTTGCTAAGGAACCGGAACCAACCCCAGTACCTTTGACGGCACCCGCACCAGCACCCGCACAGCCGCCCATTAACCCAGCGACAGAGGTTGTACCCGCTGCGAAGCCAGCGGAGACCCACGTCTCGTTTCTGAGCGGCCTGGATGACACAGAGGACGATGATGGCGGCGAAGCCGCTCAGCCCCCTGCCAAATCCACAGGTGCGACTCCCGGCATGATACGGGACATCCAGAGTGAGCGACAGCGCCGCAAGGCCGCTGAGCAGCAGGCCGCCGACCTCAAGCGACAGCTTGATGAGGCCAATGCCGCCAAACAGACTGCCGGCCAAGAAGTTGACTTAAACACCCTGCTGGGCGAAGGCGAAGATGATGATTTTGTGGATCGTAAGACCCTAAAAACTGTTGTCGAAGCGACCGCTCGGCGTACCCGCGAGATAACTCTCCATGAGTTACAGCGGAAAGAGCAGGACAAGCAGGCCGAAACTGCCAAGCAGCAGCGGCAAAAGGCCATGTCAGCTTCCGAGACGGCTATCCGTGGAACGGTTAAAGATTATGATGCCGTTGTCCAAAAAGCGTTGGAATTGAATGTTCTGACGCTGGACGAAAAGCGGGCCATCCTAAACTCACCGAACCCGGCCGGAACTCTTTATGTCAAATCGAAACAGGTTCTTAGTGCTTTTGGAATTCAGCTACAAACATCAGCAGCAGTAACGCCACCGGCTACGTTGCCAGTGGCGACTGAACCTCCAAAACAAAACGAACCCTCCGGCGATGAGATTCAAAGCGACGAAGAGCTTTACGCTACTTTGTTTCCGAAACAAGTCTGATCGCCATAAACGAGGGTAGAAAGGATGCTACCCCTATGGCAGCAACTATAATTTTAAGAGGGACTGACAACTCGGCACTGGTTCCGAAGTATTGGTCAACCAAGTTTTTGAAGGACTCCTACGCAAAAGACCCCACCAAGCCGTTTTACGGTGCCGGGATCATTATGACGGAGTATAACCTGAAATCCGAAAAGGGTGACACCATCGAAGTACCGATTGTCGGTCAACTGACTGGCTCCGGTGTTGGCAATGACGGCGATTATGACAGCACATCGGATGCCTTGCCGTTGTTTAATATGCCGGTACGCATCTATGAACACGGTAATGCTTCGCAACTGAACGGCATTATGACTGAGAAGTCGAGTGCCTTGCGTACCCGAACCCTGACGATGGAAGCACTCACCGGCTGGCGTGCGGCCTTCAATGTCCGTGCCATCATCGATTCGTTGAGTGGTCTGCTTCTCCATAAACTGGGGGGGAATGTGCTGGGTGCAACGTCCGGCCTGGCTAAAGACGGCTCATCGGTTCAAATCGGTTGCGTTACGCAGGTAACACCTGCCTATACCGCTGGTGCTACCGCCAACCGGTATTATGCAGGTGGTCAGGTTTTGTCGACTGGTGTCTATACCGGTCGCGTCGCCAACATTTCCAGCCTGAACGATACCAACTACGCTTTCGGTACGAAAGTCATCGAAGACGTAAAGCGGATGGCTGAAAAAACCGTTGACGAATCCGATGGTTCGCTGATTAGCCCCATCGAAAAGGTCGTCATCAACGGAAAGCCGGTGTTCGTCATGCTGATTACGCCAAAGCAGGGTCGTGATCTCAAGGCCGACACCAACTGGCGTACCGCTCACGAGAGCGCTGACATCCGTGGGATGGAAAACTCCATCTTTGCCGGTACGTTGGGCATCTGGGACGGCGTAATGATCGTCGAAACTGACCTGCTTCATGCTCGGGCTGGTGCCAACGGTACCACGGGACCGGAGTATTTCGATTCGACAAGCTACACGTGTGCATCGGGCGAGACGGTCAACCGTGCCCTGTTCCTCGGCAAGAATGCTGTTGCGTTCGCTATCGGCAAAGCACCGGAGTATGCCGAGTTCTACGCTGACCACGCCAAGACCAAGTGGAAAGCCCGCGTTACGTCGATTTATGGCGTAATGAAGGTTTGCAAGTACGAATCCACCACCGGCGATGCTGCGTTGGTAAGCGACTCAGAACGCGGTTGTATCATTGTTGATACGGCTGTGGCCTGACTTTAATCAAACCGGGAGAGGTCGGGCGACCGGCCTCTCCTTTTAACACATTATTTTGAGGCGTAACGATGGATAAGACAACACTTCTCAACAGCGTAAACGGTATGACGGGTCGAAACGAGACGGCGACGACGTTTGACCCGTGGCTTTTAGAGGTGTTGATTGAGATGTCTGCGCGGACGCGATACCTCAAAACATCAACGACCGGAACTACCACAGCCGACCAGAACTATATCTCCGTGCCGTCTGACATGGCCGGAAGCGAGATTGACGGACTTGTTATCAACGACGCAAGGTATGACCCTATTTCGTGGGACGACTTCATGGGCGGTAAGAAGGAAGGCTACGTGGTCATGGGCGACTCGATTTATCTATCGCCAACCCCCGGCGCTTACAGCTATACGCTGTATTACTCCAAGGTTCACCCTACCAGCTTGACGACTATCCTGTTTCCCGACGTTTTTCAGCCAGCCGTCGAGCATGGATGCGCCGCCAAAGTGTATGCGCATTACGAGATTATGGACAAACTGTCAAGTCAATTGACCTTATTCGAGAACGAGATGCAGAAATTCTCCGGTTACGGGCAACCGCCGCCGGTATGTAAACCATTTAGAGGGATATAATTATGACTAAAACATATCCATTGAACACGGCTATCCCTGATGGTGGCGCTGACCGACGGGATGGCGATAATTGTATTCGTCGTTTAGCAAAATCCGTTAAAGAGCTTATCAGCACGGACCATTATGTTGGGACTGATAACTCGCAAGTGGAATCAGGCGACGATAATGCCACAGGATTAACTGAGGCGGCAGCGGGTGAACACACCAAAATAACATTACGGCAGACAACAAAACCGACTAATGTTGCAGATAAGGGGTTTCTCTACACCAAAGACGTATCTGGTGCAACGGAACTTTTTTACGAGGATGAAGCCGGAAATGAAAAGCAACTAACGGTTGCCGGGAAACTGAATGTTTCAGCGACCGAAGCGGTTTTGCTGACCGACAACCAGACGATTACGGGTGTAAAAACATTTTCAAGTGCTCCGGTTCTTTCGGCAGGAGCGAATGCCGGATCACAATTGATAACAAACGTACTTGATCCAGTATCCAATCAGGACGCGGCTACGAAAAAGTATGTAGATGATTCGATTGCCGCTGCCGTTCCCGATGATAACGCATTTGGGTCATGGGCATCAAAAAACATCAATCAAAGTTACACGGCAGCAAGCGATGGATTCGTTCTTGTATCGGGTGTGGCTGTATTCCATATAGAAACCCCTGTCGGCACAACACGAATAAGCGGAACACAGTACGGGCCTTATGCTGATGGTGCGTGTTGTCCTGTTAAAAAAGGGAATACGTGGAAAGTCAAAACAACGTCTGGGACACCTAATGTCTTTTGGCTTCCAATAGGAGCATAATCTTTGGATCAGATGAGCATGCAGCGGTTCGGAATTTACGCCCCAATCATGGGAGAGCGAGAGGATTTTCAAAATATCATTTTGCAAATCGCGTTCACTCCAGACAATAAGAATGTCCTGTTTTGGAACGGTGAGCTTTGATGAAACACTTCGCAATATTATCTCCGGTCATGGGTCTTCGCAAGGACTTCACCAGCGTACTGTTGGAGCATAAATGAAGCACTTTGCCGTTTACAGCCCTGTTCTTGGAAAGAGAGAGGATATCCCAAACATCCTCTTGAATAAGGCATTTACGCCGGACTCAAAGAATTGCCAGTATTGGAGCGGAAAAGTACGGACGATATACGGGCGTACACCGGAGCTAATTGATGCGTCCGGTGAAGCGGTTGGTGTCCCGGAGTCAACCGATGCGTCGGGTGAGGCATTGGGAGTTTCGGAATATAATCCGGTTATTAAATCAGTATGGCATCAATCCGATACGGGATCAAAGCACTTGTTAGTTTTTACAGCGACAAATGCCTATCGTTGGGTACAGGCAACACGATCATGGACAACTATGTTTGCCAGCGCGGGGACCGTCAAAACATGGTCGGTTGTTTCGTTTAATGGAAAGGTGATTGCAACGAATAATGTTGATGCGCCTATTATTTGGTCAGGAAGCACATCTGATACCTTTGAAGCACTTGGAGCGGCTATTGCGGAAGGCATTACAATTAGTAAAGCAAAAGTTGTTGATGCGTTTGAGAATCATATTATATTTGGAAACTATTCTATTTCAACCGGTGATTCCTATGAGAATGGGATTATCTGGTCCGACTTGGATGATGAAACAGAGTGGCAGTCGGGGGATGCCGGAGCGGCTTACGTGGAAGGCAAGGGGGTTGTCTGGGCATTTGGCCGCAAGAACGACTTCCTCTACGTGTTCAAAACACATTCATCCAGAATGTATTGGTACACGGCGACAGAGTTTATCTTTTCTTCTCGACCCTATATGAATGAAGTCGGTACATTTTCCCCAGATTCCATAGGCAATGACCGTGATGGGAATCTGTATTTCTTCGGGTCTGACCTGGCATTCCGGGAAGTGGATGTCGGTATTATTTCCAATGCCATCAAGGACACGGTACGCACCATAAACCATGACGATGATGTAATCTATAAAATACAATATGGTTATATTGCTGAATATGATGAGGTTTGGTGGGCATGTCCCGTCGGATCTTCAATAACGAATAATACGGTGTGGTGTTACATCAAAGATGGTATCTGGTATGAACGTACCTACGCTGTGTCCTGTTTCGGCCAGTATCAGGTTGCCAGTAGCGAAAATTACACTTGGGATGATCAGCCGGAAGGAATCTGGGATGATTGGACGGGGGTATGGAACGATGCCGTCGAGACGGCCGGGTGGATACTTGATCTGTGCTTTGATTATTATGGTTATACTTATACCAGCCATTCATCTTCCCGGGATACGGCCTACAATGGTTCAGCTATGGTTTCCGGAGGACTCACCTATTATTTTACTTTGTCGGTTGATATGGCGGACAAACAGGGGCTTCGATACTTCAAGCGGCTTTTGCGGTTGTTCGGTTATTTTACCTCGATTCACGGTGAACCCGTTTCTATTTATATCAAACGGGACAATGAACCGGCGTGGCAATCAGCCGGAACAATGGAAACGACAAGCGCGGCAGCGATTCACATTGAGAATCTTCCGGTGGACTATCGGTCTCGACACTTTTTAATCAAGATACAATCCATCACTCCTTTTGAGTTTTTGGGGATGGAGATGGATTATCTATTATCCGGGGAGCGATGAAGATGCCGAGCACTGCTGCTTTTCCATCCAAAGATTTTAAGTTGCACAGACTCAAGGGGAAGTTGCGCAACGATAAGGAACTAACCGCCAAGGATGTTGCGGAGTCATTGGCGGATGTTGTTGAGGAATTGGATTGGTTCTTCCGTCATCTTCGGGATGCAACGATTCAGCTTGTCCAGCAATCAATCAGGCCGGCGTACTGTGCTGCTTCTGCCGGGTCCGGTTCGTCGATTGCCTGTCGGTTGGATAATGCAACATCAGGTCAGATTATCACAGTCTATTGCAGTGTTACGGGAGGAACAGACTTAAATTCAGCTATTCCTCGATTAGAATCGGGTACTTTGCTACCCGTTTGGAAAAATGCAAGAGATGATAAGTGGTATGCGTTTTTTCCATTCCAAGCGACGGAGGACTGCGAGTAATGGTTCAGATTTGCTACAATCCGAGCACCTTAAAAGTAAAGTGTATGAAGGGCGATGTTGTGTGTGAAGGCGGCGGGCCGGGTGGTGGAGAAATGGCTGATTGTGATTGTGCCAAAACCTACTGTACTGATGGGAATACGCCTAAGTATATCAACGTAACATTTTCGGATGTAGAAGTTAGAAATGAATGTTTTCATTGTTACACTGGCCCGCTTGAAGACTATTCATTTTCTGGAGTACCCGACGTAAACCTCTCTGTGTACAAGTTGGAAAATTTAGGTGGTGCAAACTGTTGTAAATGGAGATATCGAAGTACGATAGATGCAATATGGAATAGATATGAAACACCGGGGCCGTTGCATAATTTCAATAATTGTTTAGGTGCTCTTACTGGTTCTGATGAATATACTGAATTTGAGATATTGGCGTATTATAACGGGGCAAACTTCACAGTTGATGTTTCGATGTATAAGACTGGATTTACGGATGTTTATTTGTTGAGTCGTTTCAATTATCCGGTCGCGTCCATGACAGATTGTGCAGTTATACCAAGTTCAACTAACATATATACTTCGTCGGCATGGTGTGCTGCTATGAGAGCGGGTTCAGCGTCAAGTGAGAGAGACTAAATGAAATGACCTGTTGCGGAAAAGCCAAGCAGATTATTGAAGGGTACAGTAACCTTGTTACAGGGAAAAAATATGAGTTTACGGATGACCGGATTCGGGTGTGTCAGAAATGCGAGGATAACTATTGGATAAAACGAACTCTATGGTGTTCGATTTGTAAATGTTATATTCCGGCGAAGGCCAGAGTGAAAGAAAATTTATGTCCGAAAGGATTTTGGAAAGCATAGAAACGAGGTGAACAGATGGGCTTATTCAGCAAAGATAAGAGTTTCAAATTCAAGTTGATTCCGTCAGCGCCGGAACAGACGCAGGCACGGAGCTATTTGACGGGTTTAATGGATAACAACATCCAGTTCCCGACGGAAGGGATAGCAGACTTAACACCGACCGAACAGCAGATACAGGGTCAGCTTCCCTCCTATCTTGACCAGATTGCATCCGACTTCGATACGACGCGCGGTTATTATAACGACGTGATTTCTGGAGAGTATGACCCGCGAACCAGCGATTACTATCAGGGCTACCGTCAAGAACAGGACATGGCCAAAGAGGATGCGATTGCGGGAGTGTCGCGGCTTGGACAAAAGGCCGGGATGGCACGCAGTACGCCGGTGCTCGGCGTTCAGGCAAAGACAGGGCAGGCGTATGATGCCCAGAAGCTTACCCAGCTTGGTGCTTTGTACGAGAACGAACGGGCGAATATGAATAACGCTGCCGGGTCGCTAAGCAATCTGGGCGGCCAGCAGCTTAATCAGGTGTCTCAGGTCGAGCAGTTGGCTCAGGTGCAGCGTGAACAGGAGCAAATGAAGCTGTCGGCGATGTATCAAGCGGTGTTACAGACATTATTGGCTCCTTACCAGTTTAATGCACAGATTGCCGGTGCTTTATTGAACGAACAACGATACATGGGTGTTGAGACCGGTGGAGGATTGACGGACCTTGGATTTATGGTTAATGCGGGTGCGTCGTATGCCAAGGCAATGGCATAAATTAAAAGAAAGGATGTCAGAAAGATGCCAAATCTTGCAGGAATCGTGAATTTACAGGACGACATCGGTCTTGATATGCAGTTGTCGTCGAATATCGGAAGCGGTATCGGTAACTACATGGCTGGTCGAAAGAGAGAGAAAGAAGAAAAGAGTGCCGCCGAGGCAATTCGACAGCAGGAAGAAAAAGACCAACTCCTCCAGCAAAATTTCGTCGGCATGATGAGCCAGGCCGTCAAAGAGGATTGGGAACCGCCTCGCATTCTGGAAGAGATGGCGAAGGTCAAACAGTATTCTGAGACGGAGTTTGGCCGCAGGTTGCAGGCGCAGGCGGTACAGGAGCAGTATCAACAGTTCCAGGCCCGCAAAGCATCTGAGCGTGCGGCAAGTCAACCGGTACCGGAAGGGATGGTAAAAACTGGTGGAAAATATGAGAATGGTTATTTTATCCCAACCTTCGGACTTCCGCCCAAGGAAACAACCACGAGCCAGGAATTAGCACTCTTGACACCCGAAGAGCAGCGTCAGCGGGCTTTGATTAGGAGCGGCATTGAGCCACGAGCGACCGCGAAGATGCCTCGTATTCTTAAAGGACAGGATGGCTACTATTCTGTGAATGAGATGAACGAACCGCAAAAGCTGAATATCCCTGTCGAAAACACAGCGATTATTGAAATTGATGTGAATGGGCAGCCGACTAAAGTTATTTATGACAAATCCAACAAGCAAATTATCGGAGAAATAGGCAAAACTCCCCAGAAACCAACTTATCGACAAGACAATGACGGACGTTTGTATCTGGTTGAGGGAACCGATAGCACTCCCGTCAGTGGTATGCAGATGACTAAAAATAGCGACACCGAGCAAATGAAGATACTCAATGCGAAGGTTGCGACCGAAGATGAGATTAACACGCTCAAAGTGCAACTGGAAAAAGAAACGGATGATGAGATGCGGAAAGCCCTCCAGAATAAAATAAGCAGGCTGGTCGCTCTCAATGCCACACGGGACGAGCGGCTCAAAGGCTCAAAGGCAGCAGAAACCTATAATCAAGCCCAGTCCACGGCACAAGCATCTATCACCCAGATGGGCAAAGTCAAGCAGGTTGGCGAAAGCATTCCTCTGGCTCCGATGCTGGAGAAGATACCGCAGACGCAAGATGCAGGACTATTCGATGATGTGCGTCCGCCTGCTAAAATCAAAGAGGCCATGCGGCAACATGTCCAACTATTGATAGATAACGGTCTCTCTCCCAGCGATGCCCGCTCAGAGACGGAGCGCCAGTATCGTAAACTCCAGATGGCGGATGCTAAGAATAGCTGGAAGACGTTGCCGGCGGAGAGCATCGCGCTGTTTGATGAGGCGGCGGCTCAGCCGCAAGCGGCGAATCCGCAGGAACCAGCAGACCCAAACACCATACCTCCTAAGACTGTGGAGATGGTGACGTTAAGCGGAGAAGATGGTAAGCCTATAGGGACGATCTCAGCTCCACCAAAGGGAAAGGTGATCGCCGTCAGTCCAGATGGACAGTATGGGTATATTGACGAATCTGAAATTCAAGATGCTATTTCTCAGGGATATGGGGTTTATAGATGAGTTTAAAAACATTTCAGCCAGTCGAATTTAAGCCAATAAAAAAAATTAAAATGGAACCGGTCGAGTTGCAGCCGATTCAAGACGTATCCATGGAACCAATACAGTTGCAACAGACGGCTGTGATGGATCCTCCATCGCAAGAAGAGAACATATCGGATTCTTTCTTCGAGACTCCGTACCGGAAACAACAATCAATTGTTGCCGACCCGCAAAGTCTTTCACCCAGCGCCCTGTCTGTGGCTCAGCGGATGCCGGAGGATAATACCAGCCCCTTGCAACCTGTTGCAAATCGGATTGGCGGGTTTCTAAAAGATGTTGATTTAGTTAATCAGGCACGAAAGATTATGGCATCCCAAAACCACCAGACATGGGGCGAGGTTGGTTCTGAGACATATGCCCGCGCCCAATATGCCAGAGATTATGTGTTGTCTCTGGGTGGTTTACTTGGCGGTAAAAAAATGAGAGAGGAGTTAGCTGAACGGGCCAAGAAATTTTCCGGGTTCGGTGAGGCGATTGTTCCAGCGACAGCAGAAGGCGCAACCGAAGCTATTAAATGGGCTTATGTCTTTCCTGCAATGTTCAAGGGAAATGCCAAACTTATTGAGATTGCCCGTAAAATGCCATTGGTGCAGAAAGCGATATCAGCGATTGAGTCTTCGGGTGGAATAAAAGCGATTGCCGAAAAATTCCCGCGTATCTACCAGTCTGCTAAAAATGCGATAACCGCCGCTCAAACGGGTGCCGCGGTTGGCGCTGAATATGGGGGCACTGAGGCGATTAGTGAAGGAATGAGTCCTCAAGAAGGGTTGAAACACGCCGCTAAGATGGCAGGCGGATTCGCTTTGGTTGCCGGGACGTTTTCCGTCGCCAGCGACATTGATAAGGCGATGTATGTCAGCAAGTTGCGTGATTCCATGGTTCGTAAATTCGATGCCGACTTGAAGGGTAAGATTGCTCAAACAAAGAACGCCGCAGAAGTGAAGGGGTTACAGGGGTATAGAGACAATGCCCTTAAAAATATTGACAATATCGTATCATCGGTTGAAGCCGAATTGTCGGGCATGACAAAGAATGAGCTTTACAAGAATATCGGCTCAAAAGTCGAGGCACCTGAGAAGGCTGCCGAGCGGTTCTTGAAGATGGGGTTTGAACCGCAACGTCCTTCAGCCAAGGGGGTTGAACAACTAAAAACGGGGATGGGTCAGCGGCAAAAAGGCGGAGTTGATGTTCCCATTACCAGAACTGAAAATGTGATCGAGGCGGTCAAGAGTCCGATTAAAACAGCAAAATCCGCAATTCAAGGGATACGTGAATCGGTACCGCATCCATCATCCGAAAGTATCAAAGCAAAACCCCCGTCTTCATCGCGTACCTCCTCCTTAAAGCCGGCTGGGGTTGCTTCGCAGCCAGCCCTGGCCGGTGGGGTGATCTCTCCAAAACAAGCTCGCATGGATGCTGAGTTGGCGAAGGTGGTCAGCGGCACGGAGGTCGCCGCCGCTTCGCCGGAGGGTGTGGTAACGCCGGTTCAACCTGCCGTTGAGGTGGTACAGGGACAGAACGCGCCAGAAGCGAATCTGGAGCGTTCTGGGGGGAATCCGGCAGGGGTACAGGATGCGGTTACAACTCCGATGCAAAGACCGGCAGGAAACTACAAAAAAGGTGATAAAGTATCGTATATCTCTGAAAATACTGGAAAAGTTATACAGGCCGAAGTCCGTCTTGGAGAGATGAAGAACGGTAAAGTACTTATTAAAAATGAGAACGGTATCCAGCGACAAATCAAAGCATCCGAATTGACTCCATCGCAAAATCCCGCTCCGGCAGGGGTACAGGAAACAACGCCTCAAATCGAGCCACAGGCGGGGGGAGAGGAAAAGTGGACTGTTTTATCAGAGAATAGGCGTAACTTCATTGAAAAAACAATGGAACAAAAAGCCATTTTCGGACGCAATATCTCCGAAAAACTGCAAAAGCGACTTAACCAGATAACTCCTAAAGAGATTGACCTTTTTAATAATCGGTTTGGGAAGCCGGAACCGGAAGCAGAATATACACCGGATGAAGAAGTTGTTGCCGCCGAGAAATCCGCCAAGCTCACGCCAGAAGAACGGATTAACAAGGGAATTCGAGAGATAATCAATCCGAAAGACGATAGCGGGAAAATACAGGATGTTCGTAAGTCTGATATATTGTATGTCGCCGAAAAGGAAATTTCACGTATTCTGGGAAGTCAACCGACGGGACGAAGTGCGAAAAGCGAAGCGACGTATTGGGAAGATACAGACGTTGTACTTGACAAAAATGTTCGTCTTGCAAGCCATGATATTGTATACCCACACAGCGACAAAGGTGTGTTTATTGGGGTAGGTGATAACATACAAGATGCCGACGTGAAGCTAACAGAGGATATGACAAGTCAACAAATTAAAGATGCTATAAGGACTTCTCTTTCCCCCGCCCCCCAGCCACAGGGGGAGAAGGTCGGTAATTGGGAAATAGGACAGGAACGACCCTTTAAATTTGACCCAAACTCTACAAAGAATGAGGGAAGATTCAGACTTTTACCGCCGGATGCTATCCAGAAGGATACCTATTTCAGACGCAAATCATCGACTCCCGGTATTTCGTATGTGATGGGTAAAGATGCTTCTGGAAAAGAAGCCATTCAAGCCATCCGGTTTGATAAATCAAAATTCACCGAAGAACAGGCCACAAAATGGTTTGAAGAAAATAAAGGAAAGTATCAGTTTTCCCAGCCACAGAGGGAGAAGGTAAACAAAAAACCCGTGAGTCGCGTGCAAGAGGGCGATTTACAGCAAAAACCGGTCAGCAAAAAGTACTACGCCAACCGAAACAAGCAGGGTTTCGTTGAGGTAAAAGGCGCACAGGTAAAGCTGCCTGGCTTCGAGAAATATGATATGTTCATCCACAAGGAAGGCAATAAGTGGCATGTATCGGAAGGTTTTACCGGAATGAAATTCGCGGAAGGTAAAACGCAGAAAACCGCAAAAGATGAAGCGATTGCGACGCTTGACCGCGTAGCCGCTCGCGGTATCAAGCTGGATGAGGTTATTTCCCAACAAGTTGAGAAGTATGGAAAATCGCCGCGACATGGCGGCAAACTAACACCAGAACAGGAGGCCAAAAATGCCCAGCAAAACCAAAAAACAACACGACTTTATGCAGATGTCAGTAAGCCGACAGGGACGCAAGGCGCTTCGGAAACGAGGAATCAATCCGGCACCCGTCAAGTTGGCAAAGGAGTTCCTCAAGGCGGACAGGAAGAAATAGCACGGCCGCAAGACGAATCGCCTATTCAAAAGGCACAGGCCGCCCATACCGAAAAAGCGTTGAATAAACCTGTCCGATACGAAGGCAAGACATATAAATCTCATAAAGAACTGCTTGACGAGCTTAAACAACGCGGATTTACTCCAGAAATTAAAAATGGTGAGCATCGTCTTGTACTGGATGACGACATCGTACCCGTTTCAAAATCTGAATTTGATTACTTCCAAAAGGATAAAACTCCCCAGCCGCAAGGCAGCAAAGAGGCATCTTTTACCCCAGACCCAACCGTCGAGGCGGCTCCGCAGGGAGAAAGTGGGTTCGTGCGGATACCCGGTAGCGGTACGTCTAAGAAGGTCGAGAAGCCGTGGTTGGACAATGAGAAGGTTGTGTCGCCGAACAAAGATGTTGAGAGTTTCTTTGGCCGAAGCAAGCGACCACCCTACGCTAAGAAGGCAAGCAAGCTGATCGATCTTATCAAGACTGGAATCCGCGAGCGATTCGTAACCATGACACCGTATATCTCCAATACGCCGGATACAGCGATTTATCGCGACATGATCCGCACACTTCCAGAGGAAGTGAGACAGGGCGGACAGAGAGCTGTCAAGGATATAATCGCCGTACTTGACAACGATGGGACTGTGAAAGCATTAGACAGCGTAGGGCTTGACCTGCTTCGTCGCAAGGTCTTTATTGCCGACATACTCAATGAGGCCGAGATCGACCGCTCAGTGTCAGGTGG